TGTCCTTTACAATGCTTTTTAGTGTTGTTGAATAATTTGGATCAGTTGCATAACCAGCTAGCGCAATTTGTTCAACAAACTTTATAGGATCATGTTTTACCAAAATAGCTTTGCTATATCTCGGATTTTTGATAAAGAAGTTTGCATGATCAACAAAACATTCTTTTGGGGTTGGATATTTTCTAAAATAATCCTTGATTTTGTATTTAAACCATTTTTGACCGTTACGGATTACTGGAGTAACTGAAATTATGTGCTCAAATTTTGCATTAGCACTTCTTGAGTATTCTGTAGTTGTTAGTAATTGTTCATTTCCGTTAATTCCATCGGTATCTTTTACGCCAAAAATCATATTGCCAGGACAAACAGAGCCCCATGCACTTTCAACCGCCCCTTGTGCTAACTGTGCGACAGCACTAATTCCTGTCAAATCTTCACATGCTTTGGCGAAAGGATAAAAGTATTTTACGTATTCAGGCTTGGTCATTCTGCTTTACCGTTTAATTGTTTGAACTTCTTAAGTTCGGTTGTTAGTTTCTCGGTTGATTCTACGAGCTCATTGATATGCGTTTGCAGCTGTCTTTTCTCAATGTCCTGCTTCTCGATTACCTTATCTCTTTCGGCAACCTTTACATTCAGATTATCGATGATTTCAAGACACTGATTTATCCTTTTGGTAGCATCATCCAATAAGTTCTGATAGAACGTGGCCGATTTTAAGTCGTTATCAATTTCAGTAGATTTGGATTCGGCTTTGTTTTTTCTCCACTCGACAATTTTCAGAATAAGTGCGGTAAGCCCTGAAGCCAATACCGGATAAATGACAGTTTCAAACACAATGATAATTTTTAAGGAAAAGCCGCCACCGGTTGATGGCGGCCTTTGATTAATTACTAGTAGATTGCTCCGATGGCTTTTGAATCAAAAGGCATTGCAATGAAGTAATGTCTGTAATTCAAAAGGTTTGTCTGAGCTTCCGGATCGTTCTTAGCTTCCTTGAAGTACTGCTTAGTCATACCGGTTTTTTTGGCAATCTGGCCAGTCCAGAAAGCAAAGGATCCTTGACGGTCTCCAGTCGCTTTTGCAGCTCCAAATGCTTTCTTAGCCCCTGCACTGGTGTACAATGGGTTTCCGTTATACTGGAACAATTCAAAGCCTGCGATAACAGGAGCTGGCATTCCAGTATTGTAGTTAACCAATTTATCACCGAAGTTTTTACGGTCAACTAACAGGTCGTTCCAATGCGCTGTTGATAATACCAATCTTCTACCTTCAGTAGAAACTTCGGCAGCATCCAATGCATCTTTCAAGTTAACCAGGTCATCGTAAACCAATGCGTTTGGTCCTCCTGAAATTCTTGGCGTTCCGGTTGCTGCAATAACTGGCGTTGCTGCTGTGTTTGAAGCAGGTGCAATTGCGTGAGCTGCTTTGTTGTACTTTTTAGTACTGATGGCAACCGTATGGGCTTTTGTTGCCGGATCGATGACATTGTAAGATGCTCCGATGATTTTGTCATCAGATATCGATGTCGGTTTCGTTTGGTATTTATCCAAACTTACAACTGTCTCATCATCCGTGTAGGCTTGAATAGCCAATGGATAAGTAGTGTTGTTGATCAACACATCAGGATTGAATGACGTTCTTGGAATGTGGATCACATTCAATTCCGAAGCATCACCAGAACCCATTTCCACAACTTGAGTATCAAGTTCTGGGATTCCGTCCAACCATGGGGCTACACCTTGTGTAGTTAGGTTCTGGCGCACTCTGGCTAACCAAACCTCTGCAAAATTTGCTGGCATATCTCTTTTTTTAAATTATCCTAAGATTTTTTGGTACTCGGTTGGGAAGTCAGCTTTGAAAGCCATTTGCTGTTCAAGAGATAACTTTTGGAAGTCATCCATTGTTTTGACTTCGGTTGCTCCATTCGCACCAGGAACTTTGATGTCAGCTCCTAAGTTGGTTTTGGCAGGGATTGCTCCAATTGCGGTGTCAAGTGCTTCCTCATTGGCGATACCTAAGTTCACCATTGAATCCTTCTGATCTGCTTTGAATTTACCTTGGCTGATTGCTAAATCAACTTTTTTGGTAACAGCTTCTTTTTTTGCAGTTTCAGCAGCCTCTTTTGCCGTTTGGGCAGCGAGCTCCAGCTTTTCGTTTTTTTCCTTTAGGGTTTTATTTGTTGCTGAAAGCCCTAAAATCTTTGCTTCTACTTCTGCAACATCTAAACCATCTGCCGGTGCGTTGTCATAGCCTAATGCCAATAATGCACCAACGCTTAAAATGATTTTTTTCATATTGTTTTCTGGATTAATTTTTATTTCTGGATTGTTCTCTGAAAATGAAAGGCAAAGTGTTTGGATTTCTGATTCCTCCATCAGTTTTCCATCGATGTTATAAATTGCAATAGAGTTTCGGTTACTCGGAACCGGTACGATTGAAGCTTCAACTAATTCCCACTCTTTAAGAACTAATCTATCTCCAACGCGTTCCATTGAATCCCAATTAGGCAGGATGCCCATAGAAGCGCCCTTTATGAACTCGCGTTCAACTTGGCCTGATATCTCAAGTCCAATAGGACGTGCAACATCAAAGTTTGGTTCTGCATCAATTATCCCGTCCTTAACCTCCAGATTAAGCCAGTTTCCAATCACATTTTCATTTCGGTTAATGTGATCCGACAACATGACCGGATTCTTTTTGAATCTGTCAAGCTTTCCTCCGGCTGTCAGAATAAAGAAGCCGTAGCTGTTTTGAACAGAATCGTCATTTAGAATAAATCTTTTTGGTTTTGACATTTTATCGCTTTCAATTACAGAGAATTTTTCTCCTTTAGTGATGACAAAGATTAGTCAAGCTCAGTTTTAAAAAAAACATTTGCAAAGTAGTTGAACGCTTGTGTTTGTTGGTCTAACAAAAGTGTTCAGAGCTTAAACGCTATTTTTTTTAAATGATCATAAAACCACACTTTTGAATCAAATATTATAAGTATGGCAGTCAAGAAAACGGTTGAAAGAGATCTGGCGAAAGTTTACTTTTTGCAGGACGGATTAACTCAAAAAGAAATTGCGGAACGTTTGAAGGTAACTGAAAAGACAGTTGGCAAATGGGCAAAGGAAGGCGATTGGGAGAAAATGAAGGTTTCAATGTTGGTAACCAGAGATAATCAAATCACCGAGCTTTACAAGCAGCTTGAGAATACCATGCTTGAAATAAAAACACGTCCTGTAGTTCGAGACATTCCAAATCATTTAACCAAACCTTACAAGCTGAAAGATGCCGATGGAACAGAGCGACTAGAATATCCAGTTTATAATCCGGAAGACTTCCCAATTATAATTGGCAATTTTCCAAATTCAAAAGATACTGATATCATCAGCAAATTGACAACGGCCATCAAGAAGCTTGAGACTGAAACCAACATTGGTGAAACAATATCGGTAATCAAAGGGCTTATTCTATTTGCCAGGGCTATTGATACTGATTTTGCAAATAGGCTAACTAAAATCTGTGATGCCTTCATTAAACAAAAGATGAGCGATGGCGCTAAGTAGAAAAGATAAAGAACAGATTATTGGCTGGGATGAATTTGTAACTAATCAATACAGGGCCACTCCAGTTGATTTAAACGAAAAACCAACTGACAGGTTAGTTCGTATAGATCGACTTGAAAAAAACCCTGAGGAGTGGTTTAAATACTATTTCCCTAACTTTTATACTTCAGAACCGGCTCCATTCCATATTAAGGCCACAAAGCGAGTGTTGGCCAATCCCGAATGGTATGAAGTGCGCTCATGGGCTCGTGATCTTTCAAAGTCCGGGCGAACTATGATGGAAGTGCTATACCTTACGATGACCAAAAAGAAAAAAACGGTTATCCTGGTATCAGCGACTTATGATGATGCTGAGCGTTTACTCAAACCTTATAAAACCATATTGGAGATAAACAACCGGTTACTGAATGACTATGGCGAACAGAAAGCTTTGGTTGGATGGGAAGAGGGTGACTTCACCACAAAAAGTGGAGTTTCCTTTAGGGCAGTTGGAGCCGGTCAATCACCTCGTGGAACCAGGAACGATGCAACACGTCCAGATCTGATATTGATTGATGATATCGACACTGATGTTGACTGCAATAATCCGGAAACAATACGCAAAAAATATGAGTGGATTGAACAGGCGCTTATACCGACCAGGTCAATCTCAGTTCCGTTGTTGATCATTGCCTGTGGAAACATCATCGCAAAGTATTGTTGTATTACGGAGATGGCCAAAAAAGCAAAATGTCATGATATCATTAATATCAGGGATAAGAATGGTAAATCGACATGGCCTCAGCGTAATACTGAAGCTTTGATTGATCTTGCTTTTGAAAACATGACAACCAGCTCCATTCAAAAGGAGTATTACAACAATCCGATTCGCGTTGGTAAAATATTCAAAAAAGTGAATTGGGCCAAGTGTCCTCCTCTAAAAAGCTGTGAGCATGTTTTGACTTACTCAGATCCGGCAACATCAAATAAGGATAACAGTTCCAGCTCGCGAAAATTCACTGGCGTTATTGGTTACAAATCCGGTAACTTTTATTTATACAAATGTTGGCTTGACAATATGAACCAAAGCGACTTTGTGAATAACGTTTATCGCGCCAATGATTATACAAGAGATGGCAAGGTTGATACTTTCAAGAATTGGATTGAAAACAATGCGCTCCAGGATCCATTTTGGGAACAGGTTCTTAAGCCACTCTTTAAAACCGTTGGAAAGAGCTTGAATCGTGTGCCGCTTTTCATGTCATTAGACAAACGAAGCAAAGGTGATAAGTACTTGAGGATTGAAGGAACGCTGGAACCGATATTCAAGCAAGGTGCATTATACTTCAATATCGATGAAAAAGACAATCCTCACATGCAGCGAATGGAAGATGAGTTTCTTGGAGTAGATCCAAACTCAAAAATGATGGATGGACCTGACGGACTGGAAGGCGGAATCTGGATCATTAAAAACATCTCCAGCAAGGAAGCATCGCAGCACGTTGTTGGGCATAAACCAAACCGTAAATACTAGAATATGTTTATAGAAAAAGTTGATTTAGGATCTGTTATCTACGATTATCAAATTGACCAGATAACCGAAGGTGATGACAACATCATTTTACAGGCAATAGCAGCAGCTATTGAAGAGGCAAAAAGCTATCTGGAGCCAAACCCAAATGCAAAGGAATGGCTTGACGGAAGGCTGTTGTATGATGTCAATGCAATATTCAACGCAACAGGAACCGACAGGAATTCATTAATCCTTCAGCATTGCTGTACGTTGGCCAAATGGCATATCACTCAGCTTTGCAATGCTGAGATCATTTACGAAGTTGCCAAGGAGCGCTACGATCGTGCAATTGACTGGTTTACGAAAATTGCCAAGGGAACCATTAACCTGAGTTCATTGCCTCAGCTTAACAGAACCGAAGAGAATGTAACTAAAAACCCTTTTGAGTTTGGCTCAAGAGCAAAATTTAATCACGATTATTAAGATGAAACAATTCAAAATTTTAGGATATACCTTCGGTACTCCTACAACAACTGACCTGGCTGCCGGTAGTACTGCTAAAAAAGGCAATAGTTATATTCAAAACATCGTTCCGAAAACCATTACGCAAACACGTAAGGACATAAAGACTTGGACTGATGCCCAGAACTTAGCGCAGCTTGAGGAAAATCCAAAGTTTTATCCTATCCAAAACCTGTATGATAACATCATGAAAGATCTGCATTTGCAGTCTCAGGTAAACAATAGAATGCTCAAATCGCTGAGCCGGCCATTCAGCATCAAAAATGCCGATGGGAAAACCAATGAAGAGCTTACCAAGTTACTTCAGGATAAAGGATTCGTTTACCAGGTTAATAAGGCGATTATTGAATCAATATTCCGCAAACACTCCTTAGTTGAGTTCAATTACAAGTTGGTTAACAATGAGACTATTTTAGTCTGTGATTTGATTCCAAGGCAGAATGTTGATCCTGTAACCGGTTATATATATTACGACTATACTGATGATAAAAAAATCAAATACCGCGAGCAAAAAGAATACGGATCCTGGTTAATTGAATTTGGAGA